TCATTCGTCGCCGGATTTTAGGTTGGCATTGTGGAATCGTTTGTGCCGCTCAATGGATTTCGCGATGTCTGCGGGGTCGTCAGGATCGGCGTCGAGGAGGATCTGGCACACCGAATCAATTCGGTCGAGTTGGTTTGCGGCGGTTGCTATCTGACTGAGGAAACCCTCGAGTTTCAGGCCTGGGAACATGGCCTTGCGAATGCTCTCCACGGTTAGCTCAGAGACGGGAGGGATTTTAATGATGGCCACGACGCGGCGGAGCAACTGGGCAGATTCCTGGGCCGTGGAGCGGTCGGAGGCCATGCGGTTTAAATGGTATGGGATTGTTTCCGTCACGAATGCCCAATCTGTTTCGTTGATCGCCGTTTTAATGAATCCCAGTGCATCGGAGCTGAAATAGTTGAACTCGCCGATGCAGAGGGTTTGGCTCGGGTTGTTTTTCATAAACGTCAGCAACCGGGATTCGGCTTCGCCGGCGCTGCGGGATTCGCCGAGCACCATGCCAGGCGTTTCGGCCAGGCGGTTCAGAAAATTTAGGTAGGATTTCGACCAGGACGGCCGCGCGCTGGTTAGGTATCCGCCATGTTTGGAGTGTACCAGCTGGAGTGTGCGTGATTTGCCCGCACCGCGAACGCCAGCGACGATCACGAGTCTGTGCTCATCCTCCGCGGCGATGGCGATTTCGGTGGCGTCGAGCGCTTCCTTGACGTGTTTCAAGACGACAATCCCATCGTCGAGTTCTCCAAGCCCTTGATTTTCGTATTCATCGAGACAGACCTCAAAATTGACCAGGGCTTTACGGAAATCGCCCTGGTAGGTGCCAGCGAGAATTTTGCCCCAATTCGCGTGGTGCAATTTGAAATGGAGCTGTCTGCGGAAATCAGCATCATTCAGGCTGAGGTCGGTTTGAATCTGGCGCAGACGGATGATGGTCGGGTGGTTTTTTAATTCAGTGGATGTCATTGTTGTGTAGTGGGAATAATGAGAGTGGTTTGCTGCAGGAGGGACTCCACTTTGGCGGGAGGAGGAACGGCCTCTGCATCGCGGGCGGCGCGGAGTGATGGCATGAAATCGGGATTAAATTTAGCGCTGAGTTGCGCGTGTTCGCAGGTGGCATCTAGGGCCACAGTTGGGCGGATCATTGAGGTCTGTATCTGGCGGGCATGGCATGCGCAGATACCGAAACCGTTGGGTTTAGTATTCCATAGGTGGGCGCATTTGCCGCAGTTGACCGTGGAGTCCGACATTAGATAGGTAGCTTGTTTTCCCGGGCGAGGCGAGCGCGCCGGCCGAGGGAGTTTCCGAGATCTTCGCGGGTGATTCGCGGCGGAGGCGCGGAGGTGACGCGCGTGTCTTGCGAAGGGATGGCGGGGAGATCGCGGCCCACGAATTCGATCTCGTATCCAGGCTCGAAAGTGACGGGCGTTTTTCTGTCAGTGGGGCCCGCTTTATCGTTAATGATCGCAGGCGCGCCACTGGTCGTGACGATCACGCCTTGGCCGTGGCGAATCTGACGCTCGGTGTGCTGAGTGAGGATGACGCGGGTTTCGGTCATCATGGTTTTTCGGATCGATTTGATCATCTCCGCAGCCCGGTCTTTGGACTCGGCGTAGGTGTTGATGCAGTCCACGGTGCAGATGGGTTTGCGATCGCCTTTCAGAGTAACGACGCCTTGGACTGGCCATGGGGCGAGCGGGTCGAAATACACGGTCAGGTCCCTGCCCTCGTATTGCCAGAGCGTCTCACTGGCGAATGTCCAGACCATTGGCATGCCGATCGGGCCTTCGAGGGTTAGGCGGAGCATGCCACTCCGGCATTTGCGGGTCTCGGCAGCAGGGTAAATGAGGAAATCATCTACCGCACAACGCACCGTGCGCGGTGCCTCTTCGAGATCCGCTTCCCATCGCGCTTTGGGGATCCATGAGCCGTAGGTACGGCTTTCGATGCGCTTTTCACAGAGATATTCGACGGCGCGATAGAGCTCTTCTTGCCCTTGCGTGAGAGAGTAAAAATGTTTGCGGGGATCCATCTTTCCGGCGCGGCATTTAACATACAGGTCCGAGCCGATCTTGATCTCGCCGCGATTGCGGCCGACGTCGCCTGGCTGGCCTGCCATGATGTTCCAGAGTCGGCCGATTGAGTTCTCTACGAGCTTTTGGTTAGGCCTGCCTTTGGCGGAAACAAATCGACCTCCAAGGACAGCCATGGGACGCGTGGATTGCCACACTCCGCCTTCGATGGCCCATAAATCGAACTGACAAACCTGACTCTCGGCCCGGTAAATCACGCTCGCTGCGTCGATCCCATTATAGGATTGATGCCACCGGAAAACCGAGGAAATGAATGGGATGAAACTCGACGCGTCATCATGGACGATGAGCGTTTGCCAACGTCCAAGCCTTACTCCGAATTTGTCAGAGCAAGGGCAACCGCCCCATGGCCATGGAATCCAGCACGCAACGTTTCGCGTCGCGTCGTCCACACTCGCCCGCTCGCCTGCCCATAGGCGGCGCTCCATGGCATGATGCCTGCGCATCGTCCCGGGGACATAGGCTCCCTCGTGACGCTGCCGCGCGGCTCCGCCACGTGCGGCGGCGATGAGGGCGCGGGACTGACGGCAGGCCTCGACTACGGCCGTGGGTATCGTCGTCGCCGGCATGTGATCCTTCACCAGGTGACCGAAACGTTCGTGGTGTTCCTCGCAGAATCGAACCCATGCGAGCAGCATGGAACCTTGTTTGTCGCTGTGGTTCGTTCCCGCGACGTAACGGGATTTTATCTCTTGCAGATCATGAGCCGTGAGTTGCGCGACCGGCGGGCGGCCGGTGGGTTGTTTAACGAGTTTGATGAAGTGAGCCATAGTATTAGGAGTTCATGAGTTTCTGGCGCTGGGTGAGAGATAGGATAGAGGCTATTTCTTCGGGGGTGGCTGCATCCTCAGGAGCCGTTACCGGAACGGCTTTAGGAATGGAGCGGTATCGGCTCGGCGCGGGTGCGGGTGCGGTAGTTTCGGGAACGTTTTCCCACTGGCGGCGCTTGATCCAGAGGTGCAATCCGGGGACGAAAGAATTGCTGTCTTTTTTCCACTCAGGGCTGCGATTCCAACGATATAGTGCATCGATCACTCGGGCGACCGGCGGACGCTCCGCGAGCGGGATTCGCGCCCATTCCTGGCGGCATTGGTGTTTGGAGGATCGGCTCTTCGCCATGGGAAGCGCGGCCTTCCAGAGCATTTCCAGGCCGCTTTCCGGCGGCGGCTCTCCAGTGATTTTCGCATCGAGCTTAGCGAGGCGCGCGCGGAGACCGGAGACCACGGCTTCCGCGTCGGCAAGAAGGCGCCGTAGTTTGTCGGCGTCGGTATGGAGTTTTTGTTCAGCTTTGGTCATTGGTTAGGCGGTGCGGGAGATCAAATCCATGGCCTCCTCATGTGCGAGCCAGACGGGGATATTACGGTGCTGGTTGATCCGAGGGACGGTGAGCGAGTTCGGGGCGATCATGATGCCGAGAACTTTCTCGTGATAAAATTTGAGGGCGTTGAGGGACTGACGGACAGTCTTTGGATTGACGCGGCCGCCCGGGTCGGACGAGAGATAGGTGAGAAATCCCTGCAAATCCGAAACCGTCCGGTCTTGACGCGCTTTCCGATAGCGGGAAACCCACGCTCCATATTGTTCGCGAGTGGTTTGGAGGTGGCCTGCTTCAAGTTGCGCGGCAAGCATTTTTTCTTTCGCTTCGTGGTCTGTGAGTGGGGTCATATTATGGTGGGTTGGGTTGGGATAATTAGCTGTTCGGTGGACTAGATTTATTGCAGCCATAGCCGGGGAGATGGCCATACATTGAGATTCTAGCGACGATGTTTCCTGTTGTGTAGAAGCTGCGATTCCCAAGCATTTCACGTTTCGCGTATCGTCCGCACATCGGGCATTTACGCCCTCCTTCGGTAGCCATCCAGAACATCATGCCCATGGGTCGACGCGCCTCAGAACCAGTCGTGGGAGGCAACGCTGCCAACGTCTTTATTTGAATTCCGGCTTTCATTTTCCGCGTGCCTCCACTGGATCGTTCGGCAGACATTTTTCGATAGCTTGATCCATTGCCTCACGGATGTTTCCTGTGCCGACGATCTCGCCCTGGACTCGGACATTCCAGACTGCACCGATGCGCATGAGTTGCGCCATCCGTTCCGCGTCCTGGAGGTTCGGAAGTCCCGCCTGGATCAGTTGGATAGCTCCCATTAGTTCGAGTAGCGGCACCGTCCGCTCGTCTTTCAGCGACGATTTGCTGACGAGCTTGTGGAATTTTTCGAGCAGTTCGTCCGCGTAACCATGCAAGCCGAACAAGGCATCGCTCCTAACCGATACCCGCTCCGAGTTCGGATCGGCAGGGTCGGCAGGAGGCTGAGGAGGTATCGGGCTGGCGCTCACGGTATCGGTAGGAGGATTTAGACGTTGGATGGAATAAAAAAGAAAATGCAGATTCTGCATCTTTTCGCTTGCAAGGCGTGTGCGGATACTGCATTGTCCTTTTGTTGACGGTGAGCACGACGCGAGCCGCAACCCAAACCACCGAATCCCACACGACCATGACAACCGAAGACCGCCGCGAAGCACTCATCAACAACACCCTCGAATGGTATCTCGTCGATTACTCCGACGGCACCACCGATGTCGTCCATTCCACCGGGCTTTCCTCCATCCTCCAATGTGGAGAGGCGATGGAGGATCACGGAATCACCAGCATGCAACAATGCTGGAATGGCGAAGATCTCGGCGAAGACTGATATGACAGCCACCGAATACAAAGAGATCCGCGAGCGGCTCGGCCTGACACAGGCCGGGCTTGCCGCCCTCCTCGGGGTCAGTCTGCGGACAATCGCCAATCGGGAATCTGGCGTGCATCCCATCTCCCACGAGGCGGCGGTTGCGCTCCGGTCACTCGTAGCCGCCCCAAAATAAGAGCAATCCAACAAGGCACGGCAGGACAACCGCCATGAGCGGTCAAGTCCTGCTTGTTTTCTAGCCGTTATTCCGCTCATGTCGGTGCCTGCGTTTTGTCGTTATGCAGATAGAATTTTCTCGCTCGCCACTTGGGCCGTGTGAATCAGCCGGATTAGATCGAGCGCATTGAGCTCGTTGCGCTGGGAGTTTCCAGGGCCGTCACCATACACTCGCCCATCACCTTCCACCCATATCCGGCGTGGGTGGGAGGAGTTAATTTCAGTGGCAGCGTCGTGGATCTTTTGAAGTCGCAATGTTTCAGTCATCGTTTTTGGTGGTTCGGAAATTTTTAGAGCATAACATGATATTATTCCGGTTAGCGGATCAGCGGAGTTCTTTGGGTAAATTTGCGACGACGGCCTTCCAGGACTTTTTCACCTCGATCCGCGCGGATTCATCGAGCTGGTGCCAGCGGGAGAATGTGTTGGCGATGGTGATCAGGCATTTTGGGAAAAGGCCGGTGGGCTGGCCGGTCCGGCCGTCAAGATCGAGATAGACCGGATCGGTGCGGGTTTTTTCTTTTTGCTTCATTCCTCCCAGGGCGCGGATGGCTTGCACGAGGGTGAGCTGGCCCACGGCGACCTGTTCTAGGAGGGCGGTGGCGTTGGCGTCGCCCTCCTCGTCGCGGGTCAGCAGTTTGTCGTAGCGGGATTCCTCTGATTTCTCGATGCTGCCGATGAGCAGGCGGCGGATGGACATGCCCTGCGAATGCTCGGTGAGCATGGTTTCGAGTTTGAGCCAATCGGGAGTGCCGGCAGCGGGCAGTTTGATATCGTCGGCTTCGAAGTTCTCCTCATCATCCATGATGCCCTGGTGCCTGGCGATTACTACGGCGGCGGCGTTGATCCACCGGTATGCGGTGGTACGAGGGACGATTTCGCTGATGGCGCCGATCGCGGCGCGGAATCCGCCCGGGGTGTCATCATCTGCCGTCTCTCGATGCAGGGTCATGAGGCGCAGGCCGATGAGTAACGCGCCCTGAATAGAGAGTCGCATACTTACGCGGACCTCTAAACAGAGGTCCGTGATCTCTTGGATCATTGGAGTGTGGGAGGGGGGGGGGGCTGTCTTTTTTGCGAGGGTGGGTGGCATTGGAATTAAAACTTCGAGAGGATGGTTTTGTATAAATAATCGACATTGTCGCAAGCGAGTGCCTCTTCATCGGTGATGGTGATATCGAACGTGTCCTCGATTTCATTGATGACCATCACGTGATCGAGAGAATCGAGATGCAGATCCTCAAACGTGCTGGACTGCGAGACAGCCTCCAATTCGAGGACGAGGTGATCGGCGAGGAGGAGTCTGAGAGTTTCGAGCGTGGCGCACATGGGGTTAGATCTTAGGGGTGAGGGTGTAGGCTTTTTCGTAAAACGTGCGGGCGGCTTTCCAGCTCTCGATGTTGGCGCGCCGCATGCGGCGGGCGGATACGAATGAGTGCAGGATCATACCCGCTGGCACGCCGATGATGGTTCCTGTGGCGGCGGCGATGAGGATGGTGATGGAGTCCATTTGATTGGTGATTGTGGGAATGAGTTATACTCCAGGGGTGGCAGGCGCAGGCTTGGGTGCAGGGAACGAGAGGATTCCACCGATGACGGATTCCAGTTTCACCCGGAGTTTCGTGACATCGTTCTTGGGGAATTCAACGGCGCAGACAGCTTCATAGGCCCGGCAAATGAGGCCGGGGTTCATTGTCTCGGATGCGGCGGCCACTTGCCTGATGAGGTTTCGCCGGAAGAGCAGCGCGGCGTCATCCTGAGTTATCACTTTCAAATTAGCCTCCAGCAGGCGCACAATGTTGGTTTGAGCTAGCAGGGCGGGATCTTTTGGGGCAGTCGGTTTCATGGTGTGTGTGTGGTATCAGTGGCTAGGAATCAGACGGGAGAATGATGCGATAGTAGGAATCCTTGCGCCGTGAGTTATCTTTATTCCGGCGCAGCTCGTTCTGGATTTGCTGGCCAAACTCGTGGCGAAGCTGATCGATGCGGCTGTGGATATTCCAACTTCCGGAGACACGGGCGAGTTCCGGCATCGGAACCCATTCACCGGGCGCTTCCATTAGGCGGGCGAGAATGAGTGAGGCTTGGGAATTGTAATTCATGGTTTAAGGACGGGTAAATAGAGGTGGTGGTGGTTAGATGCCAGACGGTGAGCACTCCGGCGATAGGCCGGGAGCACACCGTGCCAGCAGCGGTGAGGCGGTTAAGGATAATCAGGACGGCGGCCTCTGGGATGCGGAGGCGGTCTGCGATGCTGGCGGCGGTGGATTGGCCGGCTTGTAGATCCCTGATGATTTTTAATTCAACGCTCATGGGTATGAATCAGCACGGGGTGGAGCAGCCGTTGACGATGGCGAGTTTTTCCCGGCCGAGGCGGGCGATGCGCAGAGTGACGGTGCGCCGATCTTCCTGCGAGTATTCGCGGGTGAGGCAATTTAGAGCGTAGAGGCCATCGATCACCTGAGTCATACCAGCGGGTGTGATGCTGAGCAGTTTGCTGAGCTGGCCCATCGTCCGCGTTTTTTCGGCAAGGATCATGAGGGTGGCGAGCTGGATGATGGAGAGCCCTTGGCGGCGGGCGGCGAGGAGTTCGGGAAGTGTCATCTGGATGTGTGGTGTGTGGTGTGTTGAGCGGGGGGCTTAGAAGAGGGAGTTGGCATCATGGCGGCAATCCAGGGCCACGGAGAGGTGCCAGGCGTAGAGCCGGAGGTAGCCTGCTTGCTTCGCGACGCGGGCTTGGCGGAGATTCATGTGCGCGACGGCGCGGATGCTGCGCACCGCCTTCGCGGTGAGCGGGCGGACTACTCGCGGGGGAGCGGCGGATGCTGTTGTGTTCTTCATGATGTTTAATGGCGGGGGAGAAGTTTTTTAAGGCGGTTGATTACGCGGCTAAGCGTTATCACCTCGGTGATGTTGCCATTGGACGCTTGGTAGGCGGCCTCCGCTTCGAGCTGGGCGATCTCCTCGCCCAGGTCATAAATGGAGATCACGATTTGCTCGCGGTGGGCGATTTTCCGGGCGCGGGCTTTAGCGGCCTGGTGGGCGGCCTGCAGGCGGGTGGGGCTGATTTGGAGTTGGTGCATGGTGTGTGGTGTGGTGTTCTGTTTCATGGTTTTGATTTGGATTCGAGTTCTCGAAAACGGCGTGTGAGACTCTTCGATTGCCGGTGGCCGTGAAGGACTCGGGAGAGGTGTTCACGAGTAACTCCCAGAATCGCGGCGGCTTCCGTTAAGGGGATTCGCGTTGACGCTTTGGAGCGGCGTGTGTCTGATGTTGGCTTGTGACGGGTCACGAAAGAGAAATCGGATAAATCAGAGCGACATGCAACACAAATCGGAGAATTATTTAGAGTTTTCGGAGAGGACCGAATCCTTAGCCAAAAAACTTGGACTTAACCTCTCCGATTTGCCTGAAAAAATCGGAGTCTCCCCGTCTATGTTTTACGCCTATCGCTCAGGAAAATATGCGATCAGCGGCAAAGCATGGAGGAAACTGGGCTTCGCTGAGGCCGGGGTCGGTATTGTGGCCCGCCAATCGCAGTCACAAACCCAGTTTCAACAGTCTGGCCCGGTGGAAGAGGATTCCCCTTTTTCCGAGTTACCAGCATCGGCTCAGCACTTCGCGGCGGGTGTGCAAGCGATGATGCTGGAGATGGCGGAGATGCGGAAACGCGTTGCCTATTTGGAAGATCTGTTCAAAAAAGGCCCGCCGCGGCTCTAACGGCTGTGTCCACTGTGGACACAGCCGCGGCTCTAACGGCTGTGTCCACTGTGGACACAGCCGCGGCTCTAACGGCTGTGTCCACTGTGGACACAGCATCAAAAGGATGCTGGATGCTAGAAAAATCCCTATTTTATAGGGCTTTCAGGGAATCTCGACCCTTTTCTTGCAGGGGCTTTTGGCCCTTTTCTTAGAGTGTCCACATTGAGACACTCTGGAGTGTCCACATTGAGACACTCGCGAGTGTCCACATTGAGACACTCGGGAAAAGGGTGGGTAATTTGACGAGAATCAATCTCTGACGTAGCATCTACGGGCGAAACGGGCAGATCGAGAAAAGGGTGGCAATCATGACGAACGTGACGGGCGCGGGTTCACGGGTGGGGGAAATGGGCTAGGGTCGTGGCGTTCCAGATACCACCAAGCACCCCGTTCCTACCCCATGAAAAACATTATCTCCACCTCGCTCCGCCATATTTTCACGGCCCTGGCCGGCCTCGGAACCTTCCTCGCAATGCATGGCCTCATCGGCCCGTCCGATGGTGCCGCCGTGGATGTGGCAGGGGCCACGCTGGGGGATGCGCTGGCAGTAGTGGCAGCGGCCTTGGTGGCGCGGCTGGTGGTGTGGGCCACAGGAATGGTGGTAACGGGAGGGGTCCCGAATGTGCCGCTGTGGATGCTTTCCTGGTTGTGTGTAGGCACGCTGGTAGCCGGGGGGCTGCCAGCGTGCTCTCCCGCACAAATGGAGGCAGCCCGTGCCATCCCCATTAGGATAGGCATTCAGGGGCCGGATGGGGCTGCCACCTATTCGAGCAAAGGGGGCCTGCAGTTTCACGCGATCGTCCGGGATTCCGGCAAATAACTTCCGGCCTGGCGAGGGCGGGCGGCAGCTCCAGCGGGAGCGCCCACACCGTAAACGGCGACCCCAGAAGCCAGCGCCGAAGCTACTCTAACAATTATTACCTAACATAATACAAACCGATGGAGCCGACGACGAGAGACATGGTAATCGCCGCAGTGATTCTGCTCGTGCTTCTGTGTTTCCGTCGTCGGCGGACGGGGGGGCGTAGTGATCAAAAACATTTCGATTCGCACGGGCATGAATAAAAATATCCTCATCACGGCAATCAGGCACGTGAAAGAACGCATCCTCCTGGATGGAGAGGCCCGAGACGAAGTGCTGTCTTTGCTCGGTGACCTGCTGAATTTTCCCGCGCCAGGCACGCCGATAGCTCCACTGGCACCGCTACCGGCGGCTGGCGGCAAACAGTGTATCGCGCTGTGCCTTGGCCACGGCCGCAGTGGTGATGAAGGCGCGGACTCGATCAATAAGACGTCCGAGGAGGAATATAACCATCCTTTGCTTGGGCAAATACAGCGGGAGCTGATGCGCCGCGGCCACGATGTGATCGTGATCTCCTACTACGAGGGAAATGGTTATACAACCGCGATGACCTGGCTGGCGAAGACTCTCATTGCAAGAGGGGCGACTGCCGCCATCGAGTTTCATTTCAACAGCGGCACTGGTAGATCGCGGGGTCATGAGTTCCTACATTGGTCTGAAAGTCGCAAGGGTGTTTTATTAGCCAGGGCCTTGCTGGCCGCGTTTGACCGCGCATTCCCGGAGCATCCTTCCCGCGGCTTGAAAATGCGCGGTGCCAAAGACCGTGGTGCGCTTTTTTTGAGCCTAACCCACTGCCCGGCCTGCATCGCCGAACCGTTTTTCGGCGACAACCGGGACGAGTGGGATTTGTTTTCCTCAGATGAGGGCATCGAGCGGCTGGTAACGGCCTACGTCAGCGGCATCGAGGCGTGGATCCAATCGCAACCCAAACCATGAAACCGCGCGCGATCTATCAAAAACTTTGCGAGGCGTGCAATCTTGATGCCGCCGTGGACGCGCTCACTGGCGAGGAACTCACGGCCGTGGCGGCCTACATCGCAGGTCTAAAGCGCGGCGGCGGTGTGCCGGCGCAAATATTCGGTGTCATTTCCGCGAAACTTGCAACCATCCCATCGGCAAAATCATGATTTATTACTTCGCTAGCACTGCGGCAAACACGCCACCGGACACTATGATTTCCGGGCAGTGGATCATCGCCGTGATTGTGGCGCTGGTCGCCTCGCTCGGCAGCGCCGGTGCCGCATGGATCGCGGCGATGAAAAAAGGCGAAGCCAAGGGCCGCAGCGAAAAGATCACCCTGCAAAGCCCGGTGCCGGAAGTGCCGGTCCGGCGGATTTATTCGCCGCCTACGTTTTCGCAACACATGGAGCTGTCCCGTCGCTTGGAATCCCTGGAAGAGCGCACGGCGAAAAGCGAGGATGAACTGCAAGCCGCCGTGGCACAGATCCGGGCGGAGATGGGCAAGCAATACGTGGAGATCCTCAAGGCCGGACACGAGCGGGAAATCCGGCTCTCAGATAAGCTCGATGACATCGCCCGGGCCTTTCACTCCCGTGTGGACGATTTGATCAAAACCCCGGTTAAAAAATGAACAAGTCCCCATTCCGCCTCAAACAGATCCGCCGTTCGATTCTCGAAACTCTCTCGATGGCAGGCGGCTACGCGCTGGAGGGAGAAGCGCTGCAACGGCATGTGGATGATCTTCTCCGTCCGCCGCTGCAGCCGGATGAGTGGACCGCACAGATCACCTGGCTAAGTGAGAACGAACACATCCGCCGCGTGACGGAAGATATGGATGCCACCCTTGTCCAATGGACCATCACCGCACGTGGAAAAACTTTACTCAGCGCAACCCAGATCTAACGTGAATGGCCGAAATCAAATCAAACGCGAAACTAAAGAATCTGCCAGCGGCGGCTTTAGACGAGATGTGGCTTCTACGGCACCCGGAAGAGCCGGAAGGAAAAGTATTCTCGTTCACGGAAATCCTCGGCGCTTTACCCGGCATGTATGGGATGACCTCATCCATGGCTGCGCTCTCGGAATTCTATTCCTGGCTCACGCTGAAGCGGGATCTGGACGATGCGATCGCACGCTCGGAACAGGCGCAGCTGGAATTTTTAGTCAAGAACCCAGGTGCCACACCGGAAGCCATGCAGGCGGCGGGGCAGATTGTCTTCACCTCCAAAACCATGCAGACGGGCGATGTGGCCGGATTCGTGAAACTCATGGATTCATGGGAGCGGCGCCAGCAACGCATCATGGATCAGGAGAAGTGGGAGGAAGTGAAAGCAACCAAGCGCCGCAAGGAAGAAACGGAAGCGGCCATCCGCCGGATCAACGAGGACAAGACACTCGCTCCGGACGCGCAGCGCACAGCCGTCCTGGACAAGATGGACGAGTTCTTCGGACTCAAGAAAAAGTAACCATGGGCGCTATCCTTCCAAACATTGCAATCGATTCGGATGCCACGCTGGCCCGGTATTTCCTGCCCTACCAGCTTATGTGGATCGCGGACGATTCCGTTATGCGGCTGGCGGAGAAGAGCGTGCGAATCGGTTGGACGTATTGCGATGCATTCAAAAACGTCCGCAAGCGCTTGAGGAATAAAGACCGCGATTATTTATTCGCGACCAAGGATCAGCAATCCGCCCTCGAGTATTTGGACAGCTGTAAGAAATTCGCGGAGTTGTTTGATTACACTCGCTCGATTGTCAGCCATGGGATGGATGATATGAAGGTGGAAGCCATCGGCGAGGATGGGAAGAAGTTCACTCAGGAGATCAAATTCGGCTACATCAAATTCGATAACGGCAGCCGCATCATCGCCTTCAGCGCGAATCCTTACGCCATGGCAGTTTTCGGCGGAGACGTGGGGCTTGATGAATTCGCGAAGCACCAAAACCAAGAGAAGCTATGGGAAACCGCGCAAGGCCGGATCACCTGGGGTTTTGACATCGGCGTGTGGAGCGCACATGACGGCACGGACACCTTGTTTTATCAATTTGCCAAGGAGGCGGCTGCAGGCAAAGGCGGCTGGAGTCACTACCGGGTGACCATGGAAGACGCGGTGGAGATGGGCCTGGTGGAGAAAATCAACTCGGTCTCCGGTAAAGAGCAGACGCGGGAGCAATTCATCCAGGACTGTAAAAACAGAGCGCGGCTTCCCGAGATCTACGAGCAAGCGTATAACTGCAATCCTTCCGGCTCCGCCAGCGCCATCGTGCCATGGCAGAGTATCCAGAACTGCCGGGTGGATCGAAAGATAGAGCGCATGCACCTCGAGGCCGGGCAGATCAGCGAGATGTTCGGCGGGTTCGACCGTAGCACAGAGAAGGCGCGCGAAATCAAAATTCAGGAATTCACCAAGGCCACATTCGCGAATGTGTTCAACTCACCTCAACTCTACCGACTCGGCTTCGATGTGGCCGCTAGTGGCCAGGGCGACCTCGCCTGCATCTACATCGATCGGAAAGAGACCAGCCAAAAGAAACTGGACGCGCTATTCACATGCCGGACGTCCGATTGGGATTTCCTCGAAACCGTATTGTGGACATTTCTACGGAATCTCTCGGCCGTGCAGGCGTGCGGAGATGAGACAGGCCTGGGCCGCCAGATCTGCTGGCGCTCGAACGCCCGCTTCCCGGGTCAATTTCAGGGTGTTAATTTTTCCAGCTCAAAACATGACATGGGCCACACCATCATGAATGAGCTATCTACCGCGGAGAAGATACTCCCTTTGGATCATGATGATATAGCTCAGGATTTCTTTGCAATGCGCAAAGTCTTCAGTGGTGGTAAATGGAAATTCCTGGAGGGCCGTAACAACCTGAATCCTAACTCTCACTGTGACATGGCATGGGCCGGTGCTCTGGCGAGCAAAGCGGATGGGAATTCCTCCGGCGGCACCATCACCGACCCTGCAACCATCCGCATGGGCGGCGGGTATTTACCTCGGACCCTTTTCACCCCAGCAAAACTCGGCTGACCATGGCAAAAAAGCATCAAAACCACCGCCAAGGCCGCAACCTGAAGAATTCTTCATGGCCGCCGGACGGGCATGCCCTTCGCGGCGGATCGCGGATACCGCCAAGCTCGTCAGACGGAGCCTCCCTCACGACAACCATCAAAGGCAAGACCCCCGCACAAATCGCCTCAGAATCGCAAACTGGGAATCAGGCGACCTTGCCGGATGGCGTGCCGCCCGGGCTCGCCCGGATCTTGCGCCCGCAGGCGGCTTCAAGATGGCTTCTTCCGAGCCTGGCGGTCATCACCCCGCAGTATGTGGAAATGATCCTCCGCGGTGCGCTTGCAGGCAATCAACATCAGCAGTGGGAGATGTTTGATCTCATGCTCGACACATGGCCGGAGCTGGCGGGATGTTTGCAGGAACTCACCGAGGGAGTTATGTGTAGGAAGCTGGTTTTTGAACCATTCGCGGAAGTGGGGGAATCAGCGACCCCCATAGCGTTAGATAAACACAAACTGGTATCCGCCGCACTCCGCCGGATGCGACCTGACGTGTGCGCTGATGAGAATGATTTGGAAGATACCATCAAAGATATCATCGATGGATGGGTGCGCGGCATGGTATGTTTGGAAACCGACTGGCATTCCGTGGCCGCTGGCACTCTCGGAGACATCCTCGCCCCGCGTGCCACATTCTGGGCGCATCCATCGAACTTCGGCTGGGCGGAAAATGGCAAGCTCGGTCTGCGGGTTGGCAATGGGATCCAGATGCTGCCGCCTCATAAATTCATAGTCGGCGTCCACAAGGCCAAGTCCGGCAGTGCGATGGGCGGGGCATTGCTCCGGCCTCTGGCATGGTGGTGGTGTGCGGCGAACTTCGCCAGCGATTGGCTGCTCAATCTCGCTCAAATATTCGGCCTGCCATTCCGGTGGGCGAACTACGATCCGAATGCACCGCAGGGAACGATCGACGCGATCTGTAACATGCTACAAAACATGGGCAGCGCCGGTTGGGCCGCCTTCCCCGCCGGGACAACGATGGAACTCAAAGACAGCGGCAAGAGCGGTGACGCCTCGCCCCAGGGCGACTTGTTGGATAGAGCGGACCGCTACGCCCGCATGCTGGTGCTCGGTCAAACCATGTCAGGCTCGCAGGATTCCAGCAAAGGCGGCGGCAAGGCATTCGGCAGTGTGGAAGCCAACGTCAAAAGCGCCAGGACAGATGCATGTGCGATCTACGCGGCGAAAGTGATGAACACCCAGCTCATCCCATCCATCGTGGAACTGAACTACGGCGACCGCGACGAATGCCCTACCCTGCGGATCATCTCGGATGATGATGCCGGAATGGATGAAGCGGCCCGGGACAAAACTTTGGCAGAGCTGATGCCTATCCCTCTCTCCTACCTGCGGCGGAAATATGAAATCCCAGAACCTACAGCTGGGGAAGAGACCACCGCGTCCCCTGCGAAAACCTCCACCACTCCCGGGCTTGTAGATCAACTCGCCGCGCTCTCCGGCATCACGGATGATGCTATTTTCTCCAAACAACTCAACGATCTCATCGGCACCCTATGAAACCTCTCAACACAGACGACCAAAGCGCCTTGCTGTGCGCCGCATCGATCGTCCTTCAACCGACTGCCACGAATGAGTTAATGTATATGCCTGGCGGCATCCACAAGATCATGCCATTCGCGGGTGGAGTCGGTCAGCCGATCGAGGTCCTGGTGGATGCACAAGCAGCTCTCGAACTGGAGACTCAGCGGGTGAGCTTGGTGGCGAAGGGGAAAAATCCCTATTTCGATTTCGAGCACGAAGATGCAGGGGCCTCCTTCTGGCCGAGCTCATTCTATTGGCGCGATTTAGCAGCGCCCGGGATCTATTGCCGCGGCGAATGGACGGATGACGGCCGCGCCGGGGTGGATGGTAAAAAGTGGCGGAAATTCTCGCCCGTTTTCCATGTGGATAACAAGCGCGCGAAGCCTGCGCGAATCGTCTGCAAGAGGGACGCGGTGCCAAACATGGGCGGACTAGTGAACAATCCCGCCTTCCAACAAATTTCGCCCTTGTGGGCAAAAAACGCCCCCGGAGCGCAATCCGGCAATCAAACAGAAACATATATGAATCCCGAAGACATGAAAGCGCTCCAAGATAAAATCACGGAGCTTGAAGCCGAAATCGCCCGCCTCAAGGGCGAACAATCCGCAGCCGCAGCCAAGGGGCATACGGATGACCTCGTCGCCTCGAAGATCGAGGCGAAACAAGCCCAGCTCAGAGCCACCGCAAATGAGCTGGAACTCACTCAGCTCAAAGCGAAGTCCGCTCAGCAAGAGGGAGAAATCCTCGCTCAGCGGAAAGCCAATGCCACCGCCGTCGTCAAATCCGCCGTCGAGCGTGGTGCGATCGCCGCGCGCGATGCGGAAACCATCGCCGCCTGGGAAAAAGACATCACGGAAGATCCCGCACGCGGCGCACTCCTCGCGAAGATGCAGGGGAATCCTGCCCTGAGCGGAATCCGTATGACTGCCAGTTTCAACAATCCAGCAAGCATCACGGCTGAAGCACCGGGTACCATCATGCGTGAGTATAGTGCGTTGGTGGCAAAGAATGCGGCCATCCCGCTCTCCCACGCCACCGCGAAGGAGAAGGGGGATCTCGCCCGCTCCGCCGCCGCCATCTTCGCGGCAGACATCGATAAAAATCCCTCGCTGCTTCATATGACCATGGACGAGGCTATCAAAGCGACCTCCTTCGACCCGAATGCAAACCTTGGTCTCCTCGCCGGCTCGCTCGCTCTCCAACGGGCGCTGCCACTCATGCTCACTCAGCTGCCGTTGCTGGGTGCCATCTCTACGGATTTCTCCGATGAGCCTGGCGTCCTTAATCAAGCGACAATCACCCGCATCGTCCTGAAACCGGCCGTCCAAACTTATGATCAAACTCTCGGTGCGTCAGGCCGCCCTAACGGATGGACGAATGCAAGCCCTGCGCAGACGGTCGATGTGGAAGTCCGCTTGGATGCACACGTCGGGATCCCGTTGGTGTTCGGTGCCGGCAATATCAATTCCACGACGCGGAACTTGTTTGAGGAACAGGCACCG